GACAACGGGAGACCAAGATAGCCCCACCATGCATCGGTGCCGAATACAAGCATGAATCCCATGACGAATGAGAACAGGATGTACCTCTTCTTAAACTTCGTCCACTGTTCCCAATTCTTTACTCTCATGTCACTCATCTCCTTCCAAGAACACACTGGTCAGCGTGTACTCTTCAGTCCATGACTTACCACAACCCTTGATGGCGCACTGCCATGTGTACCACACATTGTAAGTGTCGCCGTCTGTTTCCATGCGGTCATAGTCGTCTGACCCACAGTATGGGCAGTTGTTGGGGTCTTCTAAATACTTGGTGTGTTGTTCTGTTGCCATGTCGTTACCTTAGTTGCTGAGGTGCTCTGTGGACGAATCCTGTTTGTGTGCTTCACGCAGTTCCAAGTACATACAGGCAAAGTCCATTGGTTCTAATGCCTTTGGGTAGCACTTGGCGCACAGTCGTGTGAACCGTTTAAATTCATCAAAGACAATTGGGTAGTAATTGTTGCAACCGCCCTGTCCTGTATTTCCGAATCCACACAAAGCAAAGTGTCCACCGTCAATGTTCTCTTGGTAGACCTTTCCGTGCCATGAACCGTCAAACACTGATTCAGACTCAATGTCAACCTGATACTCGTCAAGAAGTTCGGGGTAGTCAGGTTTGTATTGTTCTAGCAACCTGTCAAAGTCAAGCATTGTCATGCCTCTTGAGACTCCATCAGCAGGTGGAAACAGTCAGTGCAAAGCCTGTCTTCGGCGTAGGGGTGGTCGTTGCCCAGTTCATCTTGGAAGTGACCTGCGCCGTTGTCGGTTTCCTCGTTGCAATAATCACAAGTCTCTCCGTAGACCTCAACTTGAATCTCTTGGTCATGCTGAGTCCACGGCTCTTCGGTGATAAAGTACCCAATACGGTCAACAAGATGGTATCCCGCAATGATAAATGTGCCCTCGTCCGTGTCCACCCAAGTCCAAATGTGTTTAAAGTCATACTTCCATACAAAGTCAACTTCATCACCAAATGTCTCAAACATTGTCCCACTCCATGAAGCGTTAGGGTCAATGTGGTTCTTGATGGGACGGTAGGTCTTCTCCCACTCGTCAATGGCATCGTCAAGGTATGTGCTCATGCTTAGTTGCTTTCTGTGTTCTTGATGAAGTCAATTCCTTCAGTGAGGTCAATGTACCACTCACGGGTTACTCTGAACGAATCCTGATTGTTGGCGATAGCAATAATCAGTTTCTTCTGCTCATCCTCAGTGAAGTAATAGAAGATGTTGTCGTCAAGAATGCCGAAAGAGTCGTAACGCTCATTGTCCTCGTCCCACTCTCCGAATGAGATGTAGACGGGGATGGGGTCTTCACTGCCCCACACTGCATAGCATTCAATGCCTCTAATAACTTGTGTCTTTGTCATGTCTTTACCTTAGTTTGCCAATTCGGGAATGGACGAATCCTCGTTGATGAGTGTCACCTTGATGTACCCAACGAACACGGAAACGCTCTCGCTGTAGTCGGGAATGCCATTTACGACTGGGTATGCGTGGCACATGATGCCCTCGCCGTCACTGGAGCCTGAGAAGTTCAGGTCAGCGTACTCGTCGTACGCATCCCAGTAATCAAAGTCACGGAAGTCGGCGTTGTCGTCACGGGTGTACAGAGACATCATGTCCACAAAGTCCTGTGATGTACGAATAGTGTTTGCGTACTCTTGGATGAGTCGGATGTTCTTTATGATGTTCTTGCGTGTCTGTTCGTGTGGTGTCATGTCTTTACATTAGTTCTAGTTCTGGCGTGTGGACGAATCCTGCACAAAGGCTTCCACACACTTCTGTTCGTACAAGTCCTTGTCACGCCTAGCCCAGTACAGGTGGTCGTAGCCTGCCTTGTACTCGCTCCAGTCTTCAAGGATGTCGTCTGCGTACACTTCTCCCTCATCAGTGAAGACGGTTCCCCACAAGGCAGTAGCGTAATCCATAGCGTGTTCCACAGCGGTTCCTGCTGGGAACCCATCGGTGTAATCCATGTGCCAGCGACCAGCACAAGGGAATCCACTGTCAAGGTCAGACTTCTCACCGTCTCGGGTCGGGTGATAACCCACCAGCGTGAGACTGTCCTTATGGTTCACAATCAGGCAGAGTCGGTCATACTGCATCGTAAATCTGCTCCTTGACCTGAAGAACGCAGGCTTCACGCATAGCCTCGTATGCCTCGCTGATGGCATCAAAGTCGTACTCGTCTTCGCTGAACGGGATGTCAATCTCTTCGGTGTAAGACTCGGAACGCAGGTCGTTCTTGTATGCGGTTGCCCCGACAAAGCCATTGCCCTCTTCATAGTAGGAAAGAATGAATGTAAGGCTGGGGAACATGGTAGCAATGCGGTCAAATGCCTTCTCAGGCGCACACCATGCCGTGGTGAACAACAGCGAACAATAGGTCGGCTGTTGCTTGACGATGTGGGTCTGGTCATCAGTCCACTTGGTGCCCCAGTTGGCGCAATTCCAGTCGTACCAGTCCTTGTAACCGTACTTGGCAATGTTGTTTGCTTCTTTCTCGTTCTGCTCAGCCTGCAGAGTCTTGTCGCCATACCAAGCGGATGGGGTCTCGGCAAGTTCCTTGGGGGTGGGAAGAAGATTACTGAGGATGTTGTATCCGTAGTAGTCCTCGCTGGTACGGATAGCGGTGAGGAACTTCTCAATGTCCTCGTCTTCTCCGTGAATCTCAAGAATGTTTGTGCAATAGTTAGGCATTTGTGTCTCCTGTTGTTGTGTTTGTTATTACTTTAGTTTGTGTTTGCATTGGTGGACGAATCCTCGTACTTCCAATGGATACCTTCAGAGACATTGTCCCTGTAGTTTCTCCATGCACCACTTCCGCTAAGGATGTACTCTGCGACATCATTCAATTCATCGTCAGTAGCCCACTTGGTTAGCCAGTCGTACTCTTCATGGCTAATGAGTCCCTCACAAAGCAGCAGGTCAGCCTCTCCCCGAAGCGTGGAAGGCGAGTACGAAATGCAGTTCGTAATGGTGTTGTCGGTGTGGCTGATGCTCTTACCCAGCGTCTTACCCAGTTCCTTGCCATTGCCTGAAATAACTTCATGCTGTTGGTCATCAGTCAGTTCGGTGAAGTCAAGGACGGTCAGGGAATTAAGGTATCCCCACTGCCCCGTGTTGATGTCAATGTAAATGTTCATGGCTGTACCTTAGTCGTTGATGGATGGAATGGACGAATCCTGCGTGAAGTCAACAAAGTCAATGTCTTCAAGAGAAACCATCTCAACCCTGTTGCAATGGAGGTAGCGCAGGCAAGCCCCGTATGTTCCCAATAGGAATTTAAACGGAAGGTATTGCTTGTCGTGAGTAATGATTGCTCCCTGTGACTCATGTCCGACAAGGGCAAGGTGGTCGGGGGAGCAACGGATGTTGATGTCTGTCGTCATGTGTATCACCTTAGTTGATGCTTGTGTCTATGGACGATTCCTAGGATTCGTCCACATCGTTGATGTTGTACTAAGTTGTGCTCAGCAACGGCGACCCCGTTGACACACACAGCAAATGTGTGCAAGTATCCACAACCCCATTGCGAAAGGAGACTACATGAGTGGTATCACACCACGCCAGCAGAAGGACATCCGTGATGCTCTTGAACAGCGCACCACGCCCCTTGAACTGATTGGCTGTGTTGATGAGTTTATTTCATCACACGGGCTGGACAAGTTGACATTCAAGTCAGCATCAGAACTGCTGGATTACCTTGCAGACCTTCCTACGGAGCGTACGCCTGCACTGGCGCACATTCCCATGGAAGCCACACGCATCCTTGTCAACACGGCAAAGGGCAGGTGCTCTTTGTGTGACGGCATTGTGACGGCTGGGCAAGGGTACAAGGCTGTGTACAACAGCGCATGGCACCATTTCCATTCCGCAGAGGACTGCCCTGCAGTCACTGAGATTCCGTTGGTTCAGTACCCACCGAATCTGCGTTCGGACTTGGATGGGTACATCGGTTCTCTGGAGCGCATTCAGCCTCCGATTCTTCCTGACACGGAACTGTTTAATCTTTCCAATGCACATCAGTTTGACCTCACCTTTGACCTGAAGTTGCCCATGCTGGGTTACCAGAGAGCAGCGGTGGAGTATGTCAGGCGCACACGCCGTACCCTCGTCTGTCAGGACATGGGCCTTGGCAAGACCCCCATCGGTATTGCCGTGGCGCACATGGCAGTCAATGAGGGGCACCGTGTGCTCATCGTGGTTCCGCCCCATGTGCGGTACCAGTGGCTGTCTGAGTTGAAGAAGTTTGCTCCGTGGCTGAAGGTCGGCACCGTGACGGGTCGCAAGGTCGGCAAACTGCCGAAGTGCGATGTTCTGGTCATCGGTGATTCCATCGTTGAGGCTTGGAGTAATGTACTTGCTGGCAAGTTCACCAGCGTTGTCATGGACGAGGCACACCGTTTCAAGACGGAATCCAGTGCCCGTACCAAGGCAGTCGCCCGTATTGCCAGCCAAGTGCCGTCCGATGGATACTGCGTCCTGTTGTCAGGCACCATTATCCCCAATCGCCCATCGGAGTTTGTATCTCCGCTGAAGATTATCGGCAGACTTGACCCCGTGTTTGAGAGCAAGAAGCAGTTCTTGATTCGCTACTGCGATTACAAGGTTGTCAACGGGTTCCCGAACACCAGCGGTGCCACCAATGTGGCTGAGTTGAACCAGATTCTGCGGAGCACCTGCTACACCCGTACTCGCAAGGTGGATGTCCTCACCGACCTTCCGCCCAAGCGTAGGGCGCAGTTGGATGTGGAGTTGTCCGATACGGCGATGAAGAAGTACCGCAAGGCTGAGGAGGACTTCCTCGCATGGGTGTTTGAGACCTACGGTCAGGATGCGTTCCTCGCAGCCTCCAAGGCTCCCGTCATCACGGAGATAAATAAACTCAGGCAGTTGCTGGGTGAGGCAAAGGTGGACTCCGCCAAGGCGCACATCGCATCACTGCTGGAGTCTGGCGAGCAGGTCATTGCCTTTGCCTACCACACATCGGTCATCCAGCAGTTGAAGGAAGCCTTCAAGGACTCTGGCGTGGTCGTGGTGGCTGGCGGTATGACTGCCGAAGCCAAGGACAAGGCTGTCCAGCAGTTCACCTCAGGCGAGGCACGGCTGTTCATCGGGCAGTTTGAGGCAGCGAGCGTGGGTCTGAACCTGCAGTGCGCCAGCCATGTGGTCATGTGCGAGGTGCCGTGGTCTCCTGCTACAGGAGAGCAGGCTGAGGACAGGGCATGGCGGTACGGCAACGACAATGCCGTGGTGGCATGGTGGCTGACTGCCATTGACCCCAGCAAGCCGACCATTGACTCACGAATGTGGCAGATTCTGAATAACAAGAAGACCACCATCTCCGCCTGCCTTGACGGCTGGGGTGAGGACATGGGGGCTGAGGCTGGTAGCGTTACCGCCCTTCTCTTGTCAGACATGATGAATGGGTTCTAGGATTCGTCCACCAGCCCACCTATCAGATAAATTAACAACATCAACGAGGCACAGTCCTCACAACCAAGGAAAGAACAATGAGTAGAGAAACAGCAGAAACACTAAATACACAGACACTTATCGGCAATGTCGCCAAGCGTGGTTCCAACGCATGGCACTACCGTGCAGACCTCCAGGGCAATGAGCCGAACCACTACGACGGTCCGATTCCCGTGGAGGATGTGCGTCGCCGTTTGTTTAATTTCACGGCAGTGGAGCAGCCCGTATTCGTGGGCATCCGTGACAATGACGGCAACATCGTCCGTTACATTGAGCAGTTTGACCGCAAGGCAATCGTCCGTGACGACAACAACCATGTGATGGGTCTCTTCAAGGAGTCCTACGCCATCCACAACTACGACCAGTGGTTGATTGAGAATGTCGCCACCATCATTGACAACAACAGCCTTGTCATTGACTCCGCAGGATGCCTCCGTGAGGGTGCCATTGCATGGGTTGCCATCTCCAGCCCCGACAACCTGTCCACTTCCGCTGGGTTCCCTGTCCGTCCGTACATCTTGGCGACCACCAGCCACAACGGAACGATTGCCACCACCTACAAGCAGGTGTACAACGCTCCTGTCTGCGACAACACCCTGTTCGCAGGTCTGCGTGAGGACGGCGCAACCCACAAGACTCGCCACAGCAAGCACAGCGTGACCCGTATCCAGTCCATCCGTGACGCAATGGACATCGTGTTCACCATGGGCGAGGACATTGTGGCAGAGATTGAGCGTCTGTCCAGCATCACCGTGACTGACCGTGAGTGGGATGCCATCGTCAACCGTCTGGTTCCCATCGGTGCGGAGGGTGAGGTTGCCCAGTCTGCCATCAGCAAGATGGAGAACAAGCAGGAGGTCATCCGTCAGATGTACCGCAACGACCCGATGGTCGCACCGTGGCAGGGCAGTGCTCTGGGTGTCCTGCAGGCGTTCAACACCTTCAACCACCATGTGTCAGGCAAGAACTCCAACCGTGCGGAGCGCAACGCACTGGGAGCCATTGACGGCAAGATTCAGAAGGCTGATGCCAAGGTTCTTGAAGTCCTCAACGAACTGATTCTGGCGTGAGTGAGTTTGAGACCGTGGGGGGAGACAGCATCAAGGTGCTGTCTCTCCCTTCGGTCAAGCACGTTATGTCCACGGACTGGAGGGACTACGCAGCCTGTGCCAAGATGCCCAAGGCTGTGTTCTTTGATTACAAGGAACAGAACCTTCCCAAGAAAGACCGCAAGGGGTATCTGCAAATCGCCATGAATACCTGCGCTGGGTGCCCGTCCCGTCAGGAGTGCTACGAATTTGCCGTGTGCAACAACGAGCCTTACGGCATCTGGGCTGGCACAACCCCTGAGGAACGCAAAGGTATGTACAAGGAGTACAGCACGACTGGGGCGTTGCCTCCCCTGCCCTAGTCATCTGTATGACAAGCCCCTGATAGTCAGTCGTCCGACTGGTTGTCGGGGGCTTTGTCGTTTACAGGGACAAGTTCAATGACCCTGTTGGCTCTCTTGGGGCACTTGTGTTTGGGTGGTTCCAGCAGTTTGACTGAAACACCTGCCCCCACTTTGCAAGAGGGACACTCGTAGCGAATCTCTTTTGTCATGTCCGTATTGTAGATGATTATGGTTGTTGTGTGTACTTTGCGCTCAGAGGCTTGCGAGTCTTCCAGTTGACGCAATTGCGTCCCCAGTTCTTCAGATTGCGCCAGCCAACGGCTGGTCTGAAGTATGGCTTGTTGTTCAACTTGTCGTCAAGGGTGGCGTAAGTGTGGCGTGTCTGGAAGCCCAGGAACGCAACCCTGTTAGCCACGATAATCTGCTGGGTCTTTGTCGCCTTGTACGGCTTGGGAGCGAACTCTTTGCCACCATACGATTCCCACACCGACTGTGCCATGCCCAGACCACCTGAGTAATAGCCACGGTCATTCCAGTTGTGGTTGACCTCACACCATGACACAGCCTCCCAGAACTTCACCGAAGCAACTTTGTGCGTCTTGAGTTGCTGGTACAGCATGAATTCATGGATGTCCATGACTGCTGCCTTGCGAATCTCGGGAGCCACCGTGGTGGTTACCGTGCTCTCTGTCGCTTGCTCACCTCCTCCGACTAGGGCACCGAATGCGGTGGTCAAAGAAAGGGTGAGTGCGGTGAGAGTGCGATAAAGCATTAGGCTCCAATGTCCGTCCAATAAGAAAAGTCCACACACGAAACCGCAAGGTCAGGTATGTGGACTAGGAACCTAGTTTACACCCGTCAGGGTGTCAATAGGTCAAACCTGAGCATTTCAAGGTCATCAACAACCTCATGCCATGTTGGAATCACGTTCATGTTTATTTCAGAAGCAGGTTGATTGTGAGCATTTAAACAGTCGTTGCATCGGCAACCTTGGCGATAACGAATCCAAGAGCCATGTGGCTTGAGTGTAGAGGGCTTAGGAGTAGCATTTACAAGGGCTGTGCGCTCGGTAGGGGTCAACCCGCCCCACATACCCCAGCGTTCTTCAATCCCTTTGTCTAGGCAGTTCTCCCAGACTGGACAGCGGTGACAAATCTCTCTCCCGATAGCGTAATAACTATCGGGATTCTCGGAATCCAATGGTGGAAACCAGAAGTCGTTGTTCTTACGACGACACTTTGCGTCCACTATCCAATCTTGAAAGTCCATTAGGTCTCTGACTTGCCCTCTCTGGCGATGCGTAAGACAGAATCAACACTGTCTTGTAAAGCGGTGAGTACACGGTTGTGGCGTTGTTGTAATGCATCTAGTTCAGCCTTGAGTCGTTCGTTTTCTTTGCTTAAATCTTCTTCTGCGTCTGGTTCTATGGCACGCAAATACGCTTGCCTCATTGCGTCAATGTCCATCAGGATAAGTATGTTTCAGTAACACATTCCCAGCCACAGCCTGCGTAGCCAGCAATGTCTGCCCAATGGTCTTTCTTTTCTGGTGTTTGTGCCAAGCGTGAAATCTTGACGAGGATGAGAAGAACTGCAACATCATGTGGGTCAAGCATGAGGACATCAAGATTGCGTGTCTCCATCAGACGGCGGAGATACGCCTCCCACATCTTGGCAGTGACTGAGAAATCATCTATGGGCGCACCGTACTGGACGTTGCGGTCACCGTTAATCAGTCTTTCGGCTTCCAGTAATAATTGTCCTCGTTCCACGACTGGTTGTTCCTTGGCTTGTTCTGATACATCTTCCATTGGTGCAGGTACTTTTCCTTTGGTGTAGTGAGAAGGTGTGGTGATTTGGGTGACATGGTTGGCTGCTCAGGAAGGTCAAACTTCGTAGTCTTCGTAGTAGCAGTTTCTTTCTTGGGGAAATTGTCAAGGTCAACAATCTTGTTGTGACCAATGACCGCATACGCAAACTCAAGAACAGTGTTGACACGGTTTGCATTGGCAAGTTCCTGGTTCCAGGGCTGGTTCAAGAGGAAGGGGGCAATGCCTGCCTTGCGTGCCTCTTCGTAGTAATGGATGTGGTCATCCAACATGGCTGCACGCCCACTTGCAAAGTGCGAAAGAAAGGTCTTGGTGGGATTGAAATGGAGGCTGTCACAGACCAGTCCGTACTTGTCCAACCACTCTGCGGTCTGACCCCATGCCTCTTGGGGACGGGCGGTCATCACATGGATGCGGATGTTGTTCTTCCTCAGCAGTTCCCATGCTTCAATGACTGATGGGTAGGGCATCTCGGTGGCGAATACTCGGTGACTGGTAGCGGCTTCCCGCAACCATGTTTGGAAAGTCTCCTCTTTGAGACCCCAGTCAATGAAGAAGTTCCAGTGGGTTGGGTCAGGGAGATTGTCCTGCCCCATACGCTCTTGGCAATAGGCACGGAAAGCGGTGGAGAAAGGGTAGATGACCCCATCAAGGTCAATGCCCACGTCGGTAATTGGTTTGCTCATGCTGTGAATTCTATTCTGCTAGTAGGGGGTTTGTCAATTGTCTTCGGACAGGTCAATGATGTCGGCATACATGGCATCGGTTTCCATGCTGTCCAACCCACCATTGGGAAGCATACGGGCGGTCTCTCCAGCCTTCTGCCCGAACAGTCGGGACAGTACACCAGCACTGCCTCTGGCTTCTACTTCCAGTCGTACCATTTCACGGTTATCGGAGATGTTCTTGAACTTGTCCACCAGATTGAACATCCTGTCCATCTCAGCCGACAGGGCTGGGTCAAGACCTTGACCTTCCATCTCTTCGGCAAAGCGAGCGAACATCACACGACCCATTTGCATCTCAATCAAGGCTCGCATCGCAGCCTGCAATTGGTCCTTGGTCCTAATCTCAATGGGAAGAGAAAACGCACATTCCGTATTTTCTTTGAAACTGGGGCAACGGCTTGAGAGATAGCAACTATTACACTGTCGCAAGGGGTCGGCATTGTACTTAAGAACTTGTGTTGTTTCAGGGGCAATTTCAATAGATTCCCCTTCATCATCAAAGGTTTGCGACCCCATGGTGGTGACCAACTCCATGCCCATGACAGGTAGTAATTGGCGACCCCCTTCGTGCCGCTTCTCAGGTACCCCGATAGCAATACCTGAACCTCGCAAAGCCACATTTCCCCCACTAGGGGTGGGGTCAGAGGTAGCAACTATTTCATCGTTTTCAGGGGTGTCAAACTCGGTCTCGTCATCATCGTTCATGTGGTCATAGCCCCCAAATGTCCTCGTCTCCCACTGCTTCCAAGACTCAATTGCCAATGCTCCAACCACAGCAACTTCATCTTCCATCACGGCATCAAAGTCAATACCAAGGCGAACGATGTCAGCACGATGCTTCTTACGAGCCGATTCTTTCTGCTGTGCTGGGTATCTACGCAGCCCGTGTCCGTCCCAAACCTGGGTCTCTCCGTAGCGAATGACAGAAGTCCACGACCCTACGACCACGGACTCCCACGGGATACTTTCAATCAGGTCGGGCTTGGAGGTCATGCCGACCAGTTGTGCGCCCCAACGGTCTCCCAGTTGGCGGATACGGGCAATGTTCCTGTTGGTGATTGCCTTGTCGC